TAACGCCATCCTCGACAACCAATTTCTCATGCAGTGCAAGAGCAAATCCGGTCATCTCGCGATCCTGACCCCACCAAGAATTAGCACGTTTCCAGTTCTCGGCTTTGTGATCCACAAAGTCAGTTTTCGCGTTTAAACTGGTTTGTAGCTGATTTTCATCCTCTTGTAAAGGCTTTGGCTTAAAATTATTTAAACGCTCAGACTTTAGTTTGGTTGAGGTCATCAAATCCTGCGCTTCGACCATTGCGTCGGAGTCGCCAGATTCAAATGCTTCCTTGTACTTCTTCTTAACTTCCAGTAGTTCTGTAGCAAGATTTTTCTTTGCCTGCTCTAAAAGAGCGGAATGGCTTTCGTCAACACTGCCCTTGAGCTTGTTGTTTTCTTCCATAACGGCTTTGGCAAAAAGAAGTGCTTCATCTTTTTCTTTTGACGCAGCCTCTTTTGCTCTGCGTTCATCGTGGTACGCCCTATGGAACTCACGTATTTTGTTACGTTCCTTGGGCTTATAAGAAGCTAATTCTTCGTCCGTTGGATCCTCTGGGGCGGTTTCCATAGGCTTTCGGCCACGGTCTTCTTCCGGAGTGTCGTCAACGACCTCTATTTCAATGTCGTCAAAGTTGTCCGAGACCCCTACTTTGACATCAGATTTTTCATCTGGGAACTCAAACTCGGTTTTTTCAAATTCAGGCATGATTTACTCCTTTATGCTCGTGTAATTCCTCTAGGATCCTGAACGACACCTTCAACGCTGTCATCGTTTATTAGCCTAAATTCTTTGCCATGAATCTTGATTCGCGTCCCAGTGTTGGGGCGAACAAGGATGAAATCTCCTACTTTGCATGAAGGCCCAGACGGAAAACGCTTCTCGTCTTTAAAAGCATCTGGCCCCATTTTTACGACAAAAAGGACTGGCGACAGTACTTCTTCGTAGTGCATGGTTTGGCTTGCTTTTACCAGTCCGCTTTCATACTCATCGTCGATGTCCGGTAGGACGCACAACATGTGATACGTGGCGGGGTCTGGTATTTGTCGTGCCTTCTCCTCAGCCGTTGCTGGGAGAACTGATACTGGCCCTTGCGGGTTCAGCGTCTGAGCTATTTGAAGCTCTGGCATGTTAAGTTCACTCATTATTTAATTTCTCCAATTTACGCGCAAGGTCGGCGATTAGGCTTTGTGCAAACAACAGACCTCTAATGTTGCCGCAAACCTCCCGGTAGGCGGCGTAGTCCGTTGCTGCGCCGTCACCAAGACTCTGGAGCAGGGATCGTTCCCGCTCCTGTATCTCTGAAACTAAATGATTTAAAAGTTTAAGTTCTTCCATTTACACCCTTTTTAAACAGGTCAACCTGAACCTTTTGATTGTTTTGCCTATCCTGCGTTTGGATACGTGCTAGTTCAATCTCTTTCTGGTCTTGTGCTTTCTGTGTCTGAAGCTGCAAGTTAGCCATATCTTTTTGGATGTCTGCATCGACCTTTTTCGCTTTGGTCGCGGCTTCTTGTCCTTTGATCTGGAGTTCTGCTTGCTGGATCTGCACAAGGGGATCTTGGGCGGCTTGCTCTGCCTGTTTTTGGGAGGCTTTGGCCTTGTTGGCTTGGAGTACCTGTGCTGAACCCTCTGCGACGAGGCGAGACAGCTCGACTTCCAAATCTTCTGGTAGTTCCGAATCCGGCGCTGGCAACGGTACTCCCAGTTGTTCTTCTACCTGACGACGGTATTGGAACGCTAAATGCTCTGCAATATGCGCCATCACAGAAGATTGAATCTTTTGCGCCAGAGGGTTTTGGCCGATCTGGGCAGCGATTGTTGGATCCTGCATAAACGAGGTATGCGAGGCGATGTGGGCTTCGTGGTCTTGGTAGATGAACGCCTTGGTAGGCTTTCCGTTGAGGAATGCCATGTTCTCACTGATTGGATCACGGGGAGTTTGATCATCCGTCGTGGGAACTAACTTATCGGCGTTCTTAATCCCCAAAACCTCAATCATCTGGCGGTGCAACTGGGGCAGGTCGTAAATCTGTGGGGCTTGCGATGCCAACTGGATCACTGCCTGATACTGCATGATCCGTTGCGCCATCGTGGAGCTATTGGGATCGCTGACTGGGATGACCTCGACGATGTCGTAATCGCTTTGTTTAGCCTTACGGTCGCCATCTTGTGGGTCGTAGTCATATTCTTGCGGGGTGTAGTCCCGAATGATGTTTTTAAGGAGTTTGAACTCCTGTTTCATCGAATAATGGACACGTGCCTGCACCGCACCCATTGTCTTTAATGTGCGTTCTAGGAGGGCTAACGTAGTTCCTACGGGGGCATTAGCGCTCATATCGGAGATATTCATGTCCGAAATAGAGCCTAATCTGCGTCCTTCATTGGTAATACGGTCTAAAAGGGTCAATAGAACGTTACTTGGCTCCTTATAGGGAAGAGTCATTACGTTGTCTTTGATACCACCAGAAGGCACGTCAACATCCCTAAACTCACCCGGTTGGATGGGGGTATCGTCCCCTTTGATTCGCATACCACGGGATTTAAGGCCACCGGGAAGATTAGACAGTGTTCCTGCGTCTACCAACTGGCGGATTATGGACGTGCCTGCTCTTGCGTATCCACCGATGATGTGGATCAATCCCATACCGTAGAAGCCAAATCCGGGGATATAGATGTAATCTACAAAATGCTGGCGCTTTAGTTTCTTATGGTCTTCTGGGTCGTAGTTTCTACGGATAGCCAGAACCTCGCCCGTGCCGCGCTCGATGGTGACAACGTATGGGAGTGCAATTCCTGTGGGTTCTCCGTCTTCACCTAAATCTTCGTAGCCCTCAATGTCTAGGTCTGCGTGGATTTCTAGGATTTGGTAGCGGTCATCATCGCTAACTTTGTAGCCTTGTTGGTCGGCTTTGTGTTTCTCGATGTCTGTCTGGATGAATACAGGTTCGCCAAGTTCTATGTCTCTGTAGAAGCCAGAGACTTGGAGTTTCCGCATCTCATTCTTGGTCTTACGCATCACATGGGTAACACGCTCGGCCATGTTAAGGTTTGATGCGCCGTATGGCACGATCAAATCTTCTGCGGTTACAAAAATGGCAACTTGTCTCTCTAAAGCTGGATCGTAGTAGACCTTCTTAAAGGCAGAGCCTGCAAGTCCAAGGGAGTAGAGAAGACGCTCATGCTCTGGGCGGTACTCTGGCATTTCCTCGGTCAGCTTGTAGTTCATGTCATCTCTGACACGCTCGGCTGCATCTTCCTTCATCTTGTCGATAGCGCCGATGATCTCAGTTTTAACTGGCCCAGCGGCTGGGAATGTCTCCATAATAGATTCGGCTTGGAATCTAATCGCTGCCTCTGTCAGGATCGTCGAGAACACCCCACACGCACCATTCCAAGGTTCCGTGCGTTCTTCATATTTCAGGCCGAGTACTTCCAATCCCTTGACGAATGTATCTGCCCAGTCTTTTCTGGACATGATGTCGGCTTCGACTAACTCAATCAATTCCCCTGAAAGATCGTTGAGTTGTCCCTCGTCCATTTCTTCGGCGAGGTTGGCGTTGAATTCGTCATCTGTCTCTGCATCTGGCTCAATGATAATTTCCATTGATCCGTCGCTCAGGGTGACTGAATCTGGATTTTCGATATCGATCTCTAGGGTATCGCCCTCATCCGTGATGCCCTCTGGGGCTTGGTAGAAACCTTTATCCATTAAATTGGTTGCCATATATATCCTTAAATTATTTTCCAACCGCCAACTAGTGGCTTATCTATCATTCCGCCTTTAGCCAGTTTTAATGGGTTTAGGCTGTGTTGTAAATTGTCTACGCCGGGGCGATATCCCCCACCACCCAACGGCAAATTACTTGCTGACCTTGCTGGTCTTGGATGCACTTCAGTTATTTTATTTCCCCAATGAGCATCGCCTTTGCTTCCCTTTGGGCTGGCGGCTGTTGGGCCAAACTCTACAGGGGCTAGTCCTACCTGCGGTACTTTTGAGTACGGGACGCGAGTAAGTGGCTGGTCTTTTTTGTAACTAACTTTGTCGTTTAATTTTTGGTCTTCGGCAGAGTTAATCAACAATTTGCCCGTAGGCTTGCCTTTTTCGTCCACTTCTGGAATAGCGTAAGTGGCAATGTTTTCATCTCTAAACCAACCAGCGGCAGCATTAACAGCCCTTGGGTCTAAATACATTGTTTTATATGAACGCCCTTGTATCTCGTGCGGCGTGCCAGACATATCGGAAGGTGCGCGATAGCCAGTCGTAGAGTTGTCTGAATGATGTGCGTATGTTGATCCGGGGTATTTTGGATCATTCGGACGCATAGTTTTAAACACCGACTCAATGTCGTCAGTTCCAGTTGGCAGTTTAAACAACGGTTCGTAATCCATATATCCTCAGTAATAGACCGCTTTGCGGTTACGGTAGATGGGTTCATCTGGCTCATCTGAGTCGATGCTTATGAATCCACCTTGCCTGAAACGCAGTAATGCCTGAGAGGCCGAGTCAACAAGGTCGTCGTGATCTCCGTTGGGGAATGATGCTAATTCTTCAATTAACTCGTCAGCCCAGCGGGTCTCAGGACACCATACGATGCCCGACGCAAACAGGTCAGAAATTGCGTTTACACGCGCTATCTTATCGTTTCCTTTGCTCGGCGTATACTCCGATAGAGGAATTCCTATTTTCCTTAGCTCATAAATGAGTGGAGCGCCA